CAGCTCGAGGCCGTCGTCTGCGCCGCCGCTGGCGTGGTGCAGCGCCATGCCCACCATCAGCCAGGCGTCGTACCCCGCTGGGTCGATGTGCGCGATCGCCTCGGTGACGCGCGGCAGGTCGCGCTGAAAGTCTTGACTGGTGCCGGGCTTCGGCGGCAGCTTGGCCGCGACCTCGGCGGGCAGCTCGAGATCCATCCGGCGCTCGTCGATGAGCCCCGCCGGCAGCGGCTGCGCCTCCTCCATGGGGCCGCTCTGGCCGTAGTGCAGGGGCCACCATATGACGTACCCGCCCTCGGCGCGTATGTCGAGCCCCTCGCGCTTGACCTTGCCCAGCACGACGCTGGCACCGCCTCGTATCTTGACCCCGGCCGGCGCCTTGAAGAGGTAATGCCGCCCGCCGCTGCCGCCGCCGGTCGCGTGTACCCGCGTCTTGGTGAGCTCGAACTGGTGCTCGCTGATCCAGTCCTGCGCCGCGCTCGACGCGCTCCGGTGGTCGTAGTCGATGACCACTAACCCGGTGATGGAGCCCGTGGGCACCCCGACCAACGCCTCCGGGTTTGCCGACCACCAGCGCCGGATCTGCTGCTCGTCTTGGGTGGCGTCCTTAAAGCCATTGCGGGTGAGTGGCGACTTTGCCTTTAAGGTACGACCTTCTTGGTCGGTCTGGTCCGCCCTGCGGCACGGAAAGACCGGCGCGCGCTTGGAGAGCTCAAGGACGCGCTCGACGGAGACGATGGCGGTGAGGTCTGGCTTCATGGGTAGATATCCGGCCGCAGGGCCTTCCTAGATACCCCACTCGCGGCCTCAACCGCAAGCACGCGCAGCGGTGGCAGCCGCCCGCTCTTGAGCCAGTATTGGACGGCCTGCTGCGTGACCGAGAGCTTGTGGGCCGCGGCGGTCTGGCCGCCGAGTTTGTCAATGGCGTGCATAAGAGCGACCGCCTGTGGTGTTGGCTTTTTCATCCGACAAGCGTATTTTGTACGCCACACCCCGTCAAGCGAAATATTTTCACAAAAGGGGCTTGTGTTCTGTTTTCGGATGCTCTACAGTCTCATCCATGGACGGCGCGGTGCCGGCCAGAAGCGATAGAAGGAGACCAGCCATGAATACTCGCCTCGACACCTGCTCCATAACCCTTTCGTACAAGCAGGCTTGCCTGACCCGCTATGCGCTGCTCGCGCATTACAATCTTATCGAAGAAGGGCGCTGCGCCGCAGATAAAAAAGCCGCGGCACTTGCCGACATCGATGCGCTTATCGTGCAATTGAACCGCTACATTCTCATGTCAAAAGAGGTGGCGGCGTAAGCCGCCCCTTTGGAGGAGACAACCATGGACCAGAAAGAAATCAAGATGTTTGGCTGCACGAAGGCGCAGATTGACCAAAACGATGCGGAAAGCTTCGGCCACCCAATGATTCGGATCATGGGGCTGATGTCGGACGCACAAGAGCTGATGTCGATGGGTATGAATGAAAAGGCGCGGCAAGTCTTGAATGTCGCTAAGTACCTCATCAGCAAACACGGTTTCCGTGACTTGGAGGAGGCGGCCTAAGCCGCCCCTCCGGAGGATCTGCAAATGTCTAACGACGCATTCGAGTGGTTCGCCATCCTCGCCGTTTGGTTCGGCATCTTCGGCTTGGGCGCGACCGCCCTCGCCGCCTACGAGTGGCTCCTGCGCCGCCGCAACCGCGACCTGTTGCCAAAGCCGTCTGGCCGCGCGCGCGTCTACCGCGCCGACCCGCCGTCGGTCTCGCGCTGGGGGAGCACGCGATGACTCACCTAGAGGTTATGCTGCTGATCGTCGGCACCGCGTGGGCGGTCGTCGTGATGTTCGGCGCGATCGCCGCAATCTGCAACAACCTGCGGGAGTGAACCATGAGCGACCCGAAGTTGCCAGAGGATGGTCTGTTTGAGGCGATGGTGCTGTCTGAGCTGGAGCAGATGCCGATACAGATCGACATCGAGCGCGCCATCACGCGACTGCGCGCCGCAGGCTTCAACGCCGAAGCAGACGTGCTGCTTGGCCGCGGCGATGCTGCCTGGGCGATGCTGCGCGCGCTGCGCGACGCTTTGCGCCGGATGGACCCGGCATGGTGCGAGCTGCACCAACAGTCGCAGCTCTCCGACGAGGAATTCGACGACGTGCTCGGCACGCTCGAGGATCTGCTGGAGGGCGACCTGTGAGGTACCTCTCCGTCTGCTCTGGCATCGAAGCCGCGACCGTCGCCTGGCACCACATGGGATGGCAACCCGTCGCGTTCAGCGAGATCGAGCCGTTCCCTTCAGCCGTGCTGAAGCATCACTACCCCCATGTCCCGAACGTCGGCGACATGACTAAATTCAAGGAGTGGAATCTTGAACCAATTGACCTTCTTGTCGGAGGAACCCCCTGCCAGTCCTTCAGCGTCGCGGGCCTCCGCAAAGGGCTCGATGACCCCAGAGGCAACCTCATGCTTACATTTCTTGCAATCGCTGAACGTGAGAGACCTAAATGGATTGTCTGGGAAAACGTCCCCGGTGTGCTGTCATCCAACGGAGGACGGGATTTTGGCACCTTCCTCGCAGCGCTGGGGGAGCTGGGGTACGGGTGGGCCTATCGGGTGCTGGACGCACAATGGTTCGGAGTGGCCCAGCGTCGTCGACGTGTGTTCGTTGTCGGATGTCTTGGAGACCAGGCCGGTGCCGCAAAGGTTCTTTTTGAGTCCGAAAGCGTGCAGCGGAATCCTGCGCCGAGCAGAGAAGCGCGGAAAGGCGCTGCCCGAGGCGTTGGCGGTGGCCCTGCGGACGGCAGCATCGCGTTCGTAGATGTCGGGGCAACGCTCAAGGGTGGAAGCGGTGCGAGAGGCTATCCCGACCCCTCTGATGGCAACGGCCACAACATGGTCGCCCAGCCGGTGGCCTTCCACCCCACGCAAGACCCGATCAGCAGCGTCGATGTCTGCCACGCATTGAGCGGTGGCAGCAAGCAGGGCACGGCATCTGCCGCCGTCGCCCAGCCGGTGGTGATCGCGTTCAGCGCGAAGGATCACGGCGCGGATGCAGGCGAACTTTCGCCGACGCTGCGAGCAATGGGGCACGGCAGCAGCCACGCGAACGGCGGCGGGCAGGTAGCCGTCGCCCAGCCGGTGGCGTTCACGCGATGCGACAACGGCCAAGACGCAGCGACCGATGTCACGCCGACGATGCGATGCGGGTCGAACTACTCCGCGCATCTGGCCGTCGCGCAACCGGTGGCGCTCGGCACCGACTGCTACAACGGCGCCATCACGGGCGAGGTGGCGGCGACCATTGGCACACCCGGCAGCAGCGTGAACGCTAGCGGGCCGACGGTGATGCAGGCGGTAGATGTGAAGCAGGTGCAATGGGCGAGCGGCGGAGGTCAGGTTGAGAACGACACCGCACAAGCCCTTCGAGCCGGCGCGGAGTACAACTACCAGTTTGCGCGTGTCGCCATGCAAGTCCGCCGTCTCACGCCGACCGAGTGCGAGAGGCTGCAAGGCTTCCCGGACGGGTACACGGCGATCCCGATTGTCAAACCACAGCCGATCAAGGGGCAGCCGGCAGTGGTGAAGGCCGCCGCTGACGGCCCCCGCTACAAAGCCCTCGGCAACAGCATGGCGGTGCCGTGCATGAAGTGGATTGGGGAGAGGATTCAAGCCGTTATCGAGCGGCAGGAGGTGCAGCCGTGAGCGACAAGCCGAAGTGCAAAACCTGCGAGTTCTACCGCCAAGACGAGGACTCGACCTATTGCGGCGTCTGTCTTTTTCGATTGCCGCCGGGAGTCCGAACCGGGATGAACATCGTCCAAAAGCACATTGACACCTGCGACTTGCACAAGCCGAAGGAGGTGCAGCCGTGAGCCGTGATGATGTGATTCGATGGATGCAAGAAGTTGGAGCGAAAGAGAACAATCCGACCCCGCAGACTTACGAAGGGTTTGTTGACATCTTCCAACGCTTCGCCGCCCTCGTTGCCGCAGCAGAGCGCGAGGCGTGTTGCAAAATTGTTCACGGTCAATGCGAGTCTGACAATGTTGCTCAACGAACTGTAGATGCCATCCGTGCGCGGGGCGAGGTGCCGCGATGAAGCCAGACTGGGACGAGCTCTTCGAGCTGCTGGGCCACGCGCTGATTGGTTGCCTGCTGATCCTGCTCTTCTGCTGGGCCTTGGTCGAGGTGATGCAGTAGGCTAGAATTTGATTTAGGAGGCGGGCTCCCCCTCCGCAACGGGCACGGCATACGCCACCCGTAACCATGGCGAGCCGAGGAGAAGTGTTTATGAGTCTCATTATCAGCAATTCGGGCGGCGGCAGCTTTGAGCCCCGCAAGCCCCTCGAGGCCGGCGCGCACGCGGCCGTGTGCGACATGGTGGTGGACCTCGGCGTGCAGCCGAGCCCAGGCGGCCAATTCGCTCCGAAGAGAACGGTCGTCCTGCGGTTCCAGATCCCGAGCATCCGCGTCGAGATCACGAAGGACGGCGAGACGAAGGACCTGCCGGCGGTCATCAGCCGCACCGTGGGCCTCAGCCTCAACGAAAAGTCGACCCTGTACGCCTTGCTCACCGCCTGGCGCGGCAAGTCGTTCACGGCCGAGGAACTCAAGGCCTTCGACCTGTCGAAGGTCGCCGGAAAACCCGCGTTCATCAACGTCACGCACGCGACCAAGGCCGACCGCACCTACGCGAACCTGACCAGCATCATGCCGATGCCCAAGGGAATGACGGCGCCGGTGCTCGAGGGCGAGGCGCTCGTCTACTCGACCGACGCCCCGAACGGGGTGATGTTCGACAAGCTCCCCACCTGGATGCAGGAGAAGATCGCCAACCGCGTGATCGACATCCCGAAGGCGGCGCCGAAGGCGGCACCGGCCGCGCCGACCCCCGCGGGCGGCGAGGCATTCGTCGACGACGACCTGAGCTTCTAATCATGCCTACCGCAAAATTAGGATATCGGGCGGCCGACGGGAAGCGAATCCCGTCCGTGACCACGGTGCTCAAGATCAAGGACCCCGGCGCCTTGATTAACTGGGCCTACAAGACCGGGCGCGAGCACGGCGTCCTTGAGGGGCGGGGTGAGCAATCCCCCGCCGGCCTCTACGAGGGCTCGGACATCCTCGCCATAGGCACGGCGGTCCACGCCATGTGCGAGGCGTGGGTGAAGGGCGGCAATCCGCAGACCGTGCTCACCGAGGCGCTGGACGCAAAGACGGTCGTCGACCGCGATGCGTTCAAGCGTCAGGCGGGGTCGGCGTACTCGGCGTTCGAGTTTTGGTGCAAGGGCACTCAGCTCGAGATCATCGACTGCGAGGTGCAGGTGATATCCGAGGCGCACCGGTACGGCGGCACGCTGGACTTCATCGGGCGACTCGATGGCAAGCTGGTCCTGGGCGACTTCAAGACATCGAACGGGGTTTACCCCGAGATGCTTTGTCAGCTCGCGGCCTATGCCAAGGCGTATGAGCAATGCACCGACAAACAGATCGACGGCGGATATCACTTGTTGAGATTCAGCAAGGAAAACGGCGACTTTGGGCACCATTACTATCCGTCGCTCGACGACGACGCATGGCCGGCGTTTCTGCACCTGCGGGCGCTGTACGACCTGCACGAGAAGCTCAAGAAGAGGGCCGCGTGATGAAGCGCATGAAGCTCGACGACGAGGAATGGGCCGACCTCATCCGCGGCGACGCGGACGAGGACATGGTGAACAACCCGGCCCATTACAGGCTGGTGCTGCCAAGCGGCGAGGAGGTCGAGGCGATCGACGTCATCCACGCCGCGCTCGGCAGTCTCCAGACGGTGGCCTACTGCCGTGGGGCGGCGATCAAGTATTTGATGCGCGCAGACAAGAAAAAGGCCTACGCGCAGGATCTGCGCAAGGCTGCTTGGTACTGCTCACACGCGGCTGCCATACTTGAAGGCCTGAGTCTCGACGACTGACCACCCGCGAGCGGAGCGCACCCCCTTGGAGCGCCGGCCCCATCTCCGCAGCCGGCCACTTACCCGAACTTGCGCCGCAGATAATCCATCGAGAGCGGCATCAGGTCGTAGTTTCCTGATCGCACCTCGTTGAGCACGACGATGCCGCTCCACTCCGACCGCTGCACGTCCTCGGGCCTGTATCCCTCGTGGTCGATGTAGAACCGACCGCAGACTAAGCCGTGCTTCACATGGTCCGGGTATTGCTTCGACCCATACAGGAAGCCCTGCTGGTGGCCCTGCACGAACGACGCCCCGATATGCCCTAGGCGGCTCGTGATGGTGCCGCCTATGGGGCGGCCGGAAAACGGGTTCGGGAAATAGTGGCAGTACTTGATGCCGTCGATCTCGACGATCTCGAGGAACTTAGGCCGCTCCCAGTCGAGCGTCTGGCAGTTGTGCGAGCCGATGGTGCCCTTCCACTTTGGCTCGCGTGACGCCACGCGATCCGCGCGCGCCTCGTGGTTGCCCGGGATGAAGACCTTGCGTGGGTTCCATTGTTTCCGCTTTCCCTGC